ACAAAGCCGATGCGCACGGCGAGTTCCGTCTTGGGTCTAAAGAGTTCTGGGAATTGTCAAAGGATATGGGGTCGGATGACGAGGAAGAAAAGTATGACCCGAATGCGAATAAAAAACGTGGCGCAGGGCAAACCATCAATGTAAAAAAAACAAAATGGTAAAGATAAGGTCATGGAAGATATAATGCTAATAATATAAATACTTAATGCCCTGATTACCTGATGGGGTCTAGCAACGCGGACCGAACGTAAAACGATACGTGAGCCAATGCGTCCCCATATTTTTGACGCATCGTGATGTCCTCTGGTTCCATTTTTGGCGCGTCTTCTGCCTTGATGTTTTCCAACTCTTGCCCTGCTTCCACTACTTCAATTGTATTAATCTCTGCCTCATTGGAAGACAAACTCAAATGATAAATGTCTTCTGCGGCCCGTTTCTGCACGGTTGCAATAAAGTCGCGCACAGATAGCGACGGAGATAGCATATATTTATGTCTGTCCATTGAATACACGGCTTTGACATAACACACTTGTGCCATTTCATAATTCATGTTCAAATTGGTTGCGCTCATATTTGTGTTGGTGTTTGTAAATAATTACTGTCTATTATTTACAAATTATAGTTTCAATTTTATTGTTTGGATTATTTATCTTTGTCTCCCTTTCCAGATTTGCCCATCACTACATTCTCCCCTTCAAATAGCTCATTGCGAATATTGGCAACCGAAATATGCTCATACTCACTATCCGCCGCGGATGTCTCCTGCGACTGCGCCAACAATGCGCGCTCCTGTGTATTCATATTCGTGATATTCACCAGCTTGCCCTCTGCATTAATCGTCTGGGTTAGAACATTGCCCGACTTTTCAGCCTTCTTGATATTTTCCTCCATGGCCTGCTGACGTGTTTCCTTAATACGTTGCTCAAATGCGGTCTTGGCGTTCGCCTCATTTTGGTTCTTGTTGTGCGCCAGCTGATTTAGCTCTTCTTCCATATACTCGACGCGACCGGTCTTGTACGCTTCGGGGTCAAACGGCATCCACACACCGCATTCACCGGTGTAAATGTCGTGGTTCGGGTCGCGCTCTCGCAGCATTTTGCTGCGCAACTCTGCCTCGGCCTGACTGGGGAATGCGCCTCTAAATTTAATTCCGCGGGTAGAGGTTTGAAAGTTGTGCGCGACATTAAACTCCTTCTCTAGACGGTCTTCATTATGGTCTAGGTAAGTTTTGTATTCATCTTCTAAAGTATTGTTTACTAAATTGGCGCGTTCGTCTTTGATGAATTCTTCATAATCTTTCATCAGGTCTTCAAATGAAATTTTATATTTGAAGGAAACAAAATTTAAAAATTGGGAGAATTTTTCCATAGATTTAGCAAAATCCCACTTCTTTAGGAAAGCGGAAAAATAAAACATTTCTTTTTGTTTCAAAATTTTTTCAGGGGATAGAAACGACAATAAACAATAAGACTGTCCGGCGATGGGTGGGTCTACATCTAGCAAATCAATGTATTTAGAGTTAACTTCGCCATTGGCATGAACCCTTCTCTCAAAGTTGATTTCTTTTTTTGCGTCGGGTTGCGTTTGTTGGCCTTGACCTGGAGCTTTACCGTGTTTTGAGTTTTTTCCCATAATACTTTATCTATTCTTTTAATTTTAAGTTATTTATCGCATATATATTAATATATTTTCTAACTTATTTATATAATGTTTGGCGATATGATTGACATGAGTGAAGTTATCAAACGGATTATTAAGTATTTGGTGGAGGGGTTTATGGTTGCCATTGCGGCCTATGCCATCCCCAAGCGTTCCCTTAATATTGAGGAGATTGCGCTCCTTGCGCTAACTGCGGCGGCAACCTTTAGCATTTTGGATACATACGTTCCTGTTACTGGCATGAGCAGTCGCCAGGGTGTTGGCCTTGGCATTGGCTTTAACATGGTTAAGGCGAGTGCAGGTGGGTTTTAAATGCATTCAACAAATGAACCATTGCATTAATAATAATTCAATCACTATGATTATTGAATTATTTAATTTGAAACTTGATAATTTTGTAAAATGCTAAATGATATAGGTTAAATAGTTGGGATAAAGCTCCAATTCAATTCTGCGCACATTCGTTTCCATATTTCGTCTTGTTCAATGATTTTTTCGCGGTCTTTAAGCATTGGGATATCATGTAGGTGCTGACGTTCATCTAGCGATTCGCATAATTTATACAGAACATAATAATAATTTAAAAAGTTGACACGGTCATTCGGGCAGAATTTTGAATAAGGCGCCAACAATTCATTGAACAGATTACATAGAGTATCTTCAAATTCTGGACTAAATACAGGTGGTTTAATGCCCATTTTATTTTTAATAAACTGAATATGCTCATAATATTTGTTATATCCCAGTTTTTTCAGGATTTCTTTAGACTTGGTGTAGGTCAGTTCATCCAGCTGTATGCGCTCTTTTTTGATTTGCTGCTTGATGCTTTCCACCACTTCGGGAGGAATTTGTGTAGTTTCTTTTCCCTGGTATTGCGCGAGAATTTCTTTAAAATGATTGATTTTTTTGTAGGCATAAAAGCACACTTCTTTAGGGGGTTCTTTATAGGACGGTTTTTCATTTTCAATTAAGTAGGGTACATTTTTAAAACAGCTGTTGCAAATAAGGACGCCTTCATCTTCTTGAGGAATAAGTTCGCCCTCGTGACAATAGCTGCAGAAGTCGGTGTAATTTAAGTAATTATTAATATCTAGAAAAGATTCATCAATGTTGCACAAATATTTATGAACGATGTTTTTGTTTACTTGTTCATTTTGCTCTACATCTGGGGTTTTAATTTTGAAAAAGTTATTCAACATTTTAGTTTTACTATTTGGATTAGCGGCCAACTCATTTTTGGAGATGTTTTTTTTATTTTCAAAGTATTCAAAAATATATTTAGAGTTGTCTAACAGGTAGTCTTTTTTCTTCCCTTTTAGTTGTTTAATATTCGCGGTGATGTCGTCTATCCGGTCTTTAATGTCAAGTGTTTCTTCTACCGTTAACTTTTTGTCATCCGCTATTTTTTTGAGAAGTTCTTCCTTTTCTTGTTTTAATTTAGGAAGTTTGTCATGTTCATCCTTGTTAAACTCATTAATAAACTCTCTATGCTTCCCATCTAATGTGGTGGAATTTTTCTTGCTGATTTTTATATTTTTTGCTGGTTTTGTTTTAAAGGAGGGCATCTTGATTTATTAAATATGAACCAGTATATTTAATTTATTATTTTCATAATTAATATTTTATAATTAATATTAATATTTCATCAATTATATCATATCACAAATTATAAATAACATTAAGTTGAAATAAAGCGTTTTTAATCTTTCTTCAATACAAATAATGGAGGTCTCTGTTTCAATTGTAGATGACAATGATAAACGTGTTTGCACTAACATTGACAGCGCGAAATTTCAAAAGATGGTGCTCCTATTTAATTCATTGGAAGAAGGATGGACAGTTAAAAAAAGAAGCGACACATATGTTTTCACAAAAAAACACGAGGGCAAAAAAGAAGTTTTAGAAGACGCTTATTTACTCAAATTTATGAAAAAACATCTGGATTTAAGTAATATTGTTTCCGCGAATTAAACGCAAATTATTATTTATTGCAGCATATATGAAGCGGTCTGGGTGCACTGATGTGTTATTATGGTGCGCGCATATATTCATAATATAAATGTGTAAAAATACGTCTATTTAATCAAATTAAGCAAATTTATAGTTTAATTTAATTTATTTCTAAAATTTTTTTCTTTAGCAATATTATAATATGGGAGGTGGATTAATGCAACTCGTTGCCTATGGCGCTCAAGACGTATACCTTACAGGTAATCCTCAGATCACTTTCTGGAAGGTGACTTACAGACGCTACACAAACTTTGCTATTGAATCAATTGAGCAAACATTTAACGGACAGGCTGATTTCGGTCGTCGTGTCCAGTGTGTTATCAGCAGAAACGGTGACCTCGCTCACCGCACTTACCTGCAGGTAACACTCCCCCAAATTGACCAGGACATGGGCACTTCTATTGATAACACTGTCTATGCTCGTTGGTTAGATTTCCCCGGTGAGCAGCTTATTGCCCAGGTGGAGGTTGAGATTGGTGGCCAAAGAATTGACCGCCAATATGGTGACTGGATGCACATCTGGAACCAGCTCACCATGTCTGCCGAGCAACAGCGCGGATATTTCAAGATGATTGGTAACACTACCCAGCTTACCTTCATCACGGACCCCTCTTTCTCTGACGTGGATGGCCCTTGCGACTCCAGCGCTCCTCGTCAAGTGTGCGCTCCTCGCAACGCCCTCCCCGAGACGACCCTTTACATTCCTCTCCAGTTTTGGTTCAACACCAACCCCGGCTTGGCTCT